ACAATCTTGGGGAGAAGATGGTAATGCTATGTATGATAATTTCTACAAATCATTTACTGATTACAACAATGATGAAGCCAACACAGATAAGTTTATTACAAAGTTTGAAGTTACAATAACAGATATATCTGTATTGGATACACTGTACTGGCAATATGTAGAGATACCTGTTACCACTACTACATCTACTACGACTACTACAACTACTACAACAACTACTACTACAACAACTGTACCGCCTCCACCTCCACCACCACCTCCTCCGCCACCTCCTACACCACAAGAGATTATTGTTGATGTAAAAGTAGAAGGTGTTGATAAGACCTATACACAAGCAGATGTTAATGATGGGACTATTGAGCGTGACCAGGAGCGTGTAGACAATGAAGCTGAGTATGGTTGCTTTATGACTAACGCACAGATAGAGCGTGGTGATTGTGATATACCTGAACCTATTGAAGAAGAAATTAAAGATGATATTATAGAAGAAGAAATAGTAATAGTAGAAGAAGAGGTAGTTCTTGAAGAAGATATTGTCAAGGATAAAGAAGATGTGGATGACTTCATTCTTGAGGATGATGTTGATGTACTCGACCCACCTAAAGAGGAAGTATCTAAAGATGAAGTTGTGGAGTTTGAAGAACTCCCTATTGAGTTCGAGATTATTGAATTTGATTTGGAAGATATTGTCACCGAAGACGTGGATGAAATACCAATACAAGATGAAATAGAAGAGGAGATTGTAGATGAAAAAATTAATGAGGAAGTTTTGGTTGAGCCAGTACAGGAAATTGTTGAGGAGAAAACAGAACGAGATATACCAGGAGTGGAAGAAACAGAACCCTTAGAGCTTACTGAGGAAGAAGTTGCTGTTGAAGTAGCTGAAGTAGAAGAAATAGTAGAAGATATTATTGTTGAAGAAGCTACTGTTGAAGAAGTTGTTGAGGTACTAGAACAAGTTAATGACATTGGTGTACAGAACTTAGACCAAGCTACTGAAGAAGTACAAGAGGTAGTTCAATCTGTTGTTGAGGAAGCTATAGCAGATGTTGCAGAGCTTACTGAAGAACAAGTAGAAGTTGTTGCTGAAGTACTACAAGTAGAAGCAGAGGATGTAGCTATTATTGCTGAGTCTGTTAAAGATGATGAGGTTATAGCAGAAGCTGTAGAAGAATATGTAGAGAGAGCTGTAGAGAATGCAGATGTAGAGAACTATACACTTGCTGATGTTGTCACAGAAGTAAACTACGAATCTTTTTTAGAGAACCCTATAGAAACATTTATTGATTTAGATTTTGAAGATGTCACACTATCAAACATAGGTGATGACATGACACAAGACCAAAGAGAAAAAGCACAAGAGGTTGTAGTGCCAGTTATTTTGACTAGAATAGCTAGTATGGCAGCTTTCATATTTAGGAGAAGTTAATGAAAATTAAAGGCGTAGATGTATCAAGTCTAACTAAAAGACAACAACAGACTATGAAGAAACATGCTGTTCATCATACTAAAAAACATTTACAGTATATGACTAACTCTATGAAAAGAGGTACATCATTTAGTAAAGCACATAAAAATGCACAAAAAAAAGTTGGTAAGTAATGATTAAAAAGTTATGGTCATGGTTAGTAACAGCAATTAAAGAAACATTAAACCTTAGTTGGACTTTGGTTGGTTTAGTTATTGCTACACTTACATTGACTGGTTCAGCACAACAAGTGACAGGACTAGCTACAGTAATTACATTAGCTATATGGTTGCTGACCATTAGTTTTAGAAAGGAATAGTATGTGTTTTATACAACAAGAAGAAGATGGTTCATTCGTACAGATATGTAACCACAAGTATGGGAGTGAACATTGCAGTTAGATGTTATTAGAACTCAATTTGGAAAAGATGCAACAAATGGAATGTTGTTTATTGATGGTATCTTTGAATGTTACACATTAGAAGACCAGTATCAAGCCGTAAAAGTTATGCATGAGACTTGTATACCTGAAGGCGAGTATGATATAGAGTTTAGAAAGACTGGAGGATTTCACGCAAAGTACTCTGAACGTTATAAGAACGCTCATTACGGTATGCTACACATACAAAACGTACCTAACTTTACTTATATATTAATTCACGCAGGTAATACAGATGAACATACCTCAGGATGTCTAATCGTTGGAGAGACACAACAAGACCTAGACATGAATGAGTCAGGGTTTATCGGACATAGCGGTACGGCTTATAAAAAAATGTATTCAAAAGTTGCAAGTCAGTTACTACAAGGTAAGAAAGTTACTATAAACTACACTACTATAACTAAGCTATTAGAGAATAAACCTGTTGAAGACAACAAAGCTAAAGACCATATGATACTAGCTGATAGCGTATACGCTAAGTTACAAGAAATAAACGGGAATGTTATAAAAACTAATGCTATGCTAAAGGGTAGACTAATTAACTAAGGAGATATATATGAGTCAAGAACTCAAAGATATGTTGAACAAAACTGCATGGACATTTGTTGAAGCCTTCATTGGTGCTTTAACAGTTGCTCCACTTGTAGGTGTAGACGCTAGTGCATTGCAATTAGCAGCTATGTCAGGTGCAGGTGCAGCTCTAGTTGTCATCAAAGAATTTGCTAAGAAGCAAGTTAGTGGTAGCTCTAGTTCAACTGTTAGTAAATAATTATTAAATAGCAAAGCCGAGGGTGTTATCCTTTCTACCTCGGCTTCTGCTTATTCTTCTTCGTTAATAGCTTTTAAGTTATCGTTGTAATCAGACACAAACTTTTCAATAAGTATGTCTACTTTCTTTGTATCTAATTTAGTTAGTATTGCACCCTTAGATACCTCTTGTCCACCTAGACAATTAGCTAGTTGGATAGACCAGTTCTTTAAATGCTTAGGGTCTACAAAGATGTTAATAGACTGCATTAGAAAGGTATCTCACCTTCTACTACATCATCTAGGGATTTAACTTCAGGTAATTTCATACCATTCTCTACTGCTGCATAGTCTTTCCAACTATCAGGGGTAGCTTTGTTATCCATCCACCAAGACTTGGCAAATACTTTACCGTCTACTGTATCACCTGCAGTACAGTCACCCATACCTGTACATCTAAAGTCAGGGCTGTTTGCTTTATTCTTTTCTGCAGCTTTAAAGTATTTAACTTTTCTACCACAGATACAAAGTAAACCAGTACTGTCCATAGCAGGTTGACCTGTTGGATGTTTACTTGTAGTCATATCTCCAAAGCCTGCATCCTTTATACTCTCGATAGGGTTATCAGAGGACGTTGAGACAGGGGAAGACTTAACATCCTCTGACACTACCTTTGATTTTACAGGCGCAGCTTGTTGTGAGGTTTCGACCTTAGCCATCTCCTCTGCGCTTGGGCGTTTCTTATTACTACCTTGATACTTCCAATTAGCTAAAGCTCTACCAATAGCAGAAGTCTCACAGTTTTCCATCCATGCATCAGCGTTAGCAAAGCCACCTTGACCTTTTAACTCTTGTGCAATACCAGTTGAAACTGGGTTTGTATCTTCTTTGTCAGTGTAGACCATAGCCTTTACTACGACCATAGTACCGTCTTCACTAACAGTTATTACTTCGGTCCATACACGACCGTTTGGATTTTCTTTCCAAAATTTTCTTAATCTATCTTCGACCATTTCATAGTCGTTAGGATTAAACTTTGGCATTTTTACCTCCTGTCTCCAATATTATTATTATATATTTGTATCCGTTATAACGGTAACATCTTTTGTTGTAAGCTGTTGTTCTCCGAACAGCTTACATAAGACATTACTGCATGTAAGTTTTGCTTCTTGTATGCGAAGTATATTCCCGCAATAATAACAAGCTACACTACTCATCTTTTTTACTCCTCTAGTTGTACTAAGTATTCGGCTGTTACACCTTTGTTGGGCTTAACAAACAAACAGAATTGTGATGGTCTACCCATGCTAGCTAACTGTTCTTGTGCGAAAGTGTTATAACTTTCAGTGCTACCATTGACCCACACACGCGTATCATTAATATACATAGTCGTTGGCGTGTGATAATGTCCACACACTGCGTGCGTAAACTCTTCCATCATTCCATTTGCTGATAAGGCTTTCCACCCTAGTATCTTTTTGTTATATCCATACCAAGGTATACCTGCGTGTCCTCGTATTTGGTCACCATGAAAGCACATGAACTTAGCCTTACGACCAAGGTTAGCTACTAAGTACCAGTTCTTTTCATTGCCTCCATCAGGTACAATAAATTTTATACGTGGTTCATTTGCAAACATTGTTTGTAATATCTTACCTAGCATACGGTCAGCGTTAGTTTCAGGGTTATAATCCCTGCGACTTCTACCACCTAATGCACCGTGATTACCTATGACCCAGTAAACTTCTACTTCTTCAAACTCCGTAAGTAGTATTGAAAAGAATTTATGTAGTATTCTAGGACCATCTACGGTTACTTGACGATACAATGACGCATCTATCAAGTGAGATTGTCCAGGGAATATAAGTTCACCCTCTACGATATCACCAAGACATAGCACTGCAGCTTTCTTTACAGGGTGCGAATGACGTTGCAACCTGGCTAGTTCTGAGATTTTATGCGCGTATTGTATAACTCTCTCCTCTGCAGTAGCAGTGTCATACGTAGGCGTAGTTTTTGCTAACTGTATGTCTGATAACAATGGTACGCATATCTCTTCACCTTGTGTCTTTTTAGATTTAGGTGGTGCTTTGATTGGTGGAAAGTCTAAGGAAGTTATACCATCCTTGACTGCACTGTAGACAGCTTCAATCAAGTCGCTGTTCTTATCGTTTAACTTATCTATACGTTTAAGTAAACGTTCGTTGGTAGCCTTGAGTTCTGCATACTTACCGTCTGTCACTTCGGCAAGTAGTTCAGTTATTTCTTCTTTACTTCTTTTAGCCATGTTCTCACCGAAGTTGCAGTAATACTTAATCCGTATTCCTCTTCCAATACATCCGTTATTCTATTAGCGTTAACGGTTTTGCCCTGCTTAACTAGACTTTCAATCGCATCTAGGAAATGACGAATATCTTCATTGACATTCTCATACCATTTACCAGTCGTAGACTGAATACTTTCTAGTAGTTTGCTTATATCTTTATTCACTTATATAATCTTAACATAACTTTCGGACACTTTCTGTAGTTTAATAATATAACGCACGCGTATAGAGACCAAAAAAATACCCCACGCACGGCGGTGTGCGTGGGGTATTACGAAGTAGGGGAACGGATAAACCCCTACATTAATTATTCTTGTAGGCTTTTACCCATTCCTTAGCTTTATCTACGGTAGGTATTGGTATGAGATTATACTCTTTAACTTTCTTGAGAGCGTCTAGCGCCATCTTGTCACCAAAGTCAGTAGTAGTAAAACCACTACTTGTTTCACGTATACCTGATACCTGCATATCAGTAACTACGATACGTGGCTCAGGTTGTTTACCTAACCAATCAAACGCAGGTCCATCACATAAGTTTTGTACAGGGTGGTCAGGTATATCTCCTACATACCTACCATTCTCTGCAAGTATATATAGATGACCTAATGGTTTATCATCTGTATCTTTCCAGTATGTATAATCTATATCATGGTGGTCATCTCCACAATACATAGCAACAGTAGATGCAGGCAATGTGTACACAAGTTCTTTGATATCTTCTTCAGTGAAATCCATAGAACCACTAGCGTCAATCAAGACAGTACCTCCGTCACGTTTAGTCTTATTGCTAAATATCTTTTTGTCCGTTGTATATCTGTGCATAGACTTAGGCGCGACACCTCTATCTGATTTCTTTCTAGCTGTACTCTGTAATTTAACAGGAAGTCTTTCTACTAATTTAGGTTTAATTATATCCATCTTCGCCCACTTAGCAGTATCGTTTGACTTTCTATTTAATCCTTCTTTAGTATGATATTGTAGTTCTTCCATATCATCACCTGTAAGTACACCCTTACCATCAACTTCGATATTTAAATCAGCAAGTTCTACTGAAGGTAGCTTACCTACTTGTTCAATCAATTTGAATTTATCATACATGTACTGAGCATTAGTCTTGATAGTTTTGTTACTTACTAACGTACTATCTTTACGTGTTCCCATTATATTTTGATAAGCATATTCAATTATGTCTTGAAACTGAACAAACGTATCTACTATAAAGTTACAGTCCATCTGAGCATTCTCTTCTGTCTTGCCATATTCATTCTTTAAGACGTTGAACATCTTACCTCTTATTCCATAACTTGGACAACGCAGTATAATAAATTCAAGACCACCAGGATACTTAGATATATTGTATGCAATGTTTGCAAGGTCTAAATTATTGTTAATAAAACCATTAACAATATTCTTAGCCACAAAATCACTAAGAAATTCTTCTGTGTTATAGTCGGCTGAATTAACTAACAAACTGTTTTTGTAGGTTTGTCTTTCATTTTCCCAACTACCATCAATATACTTAGATGCTTTCTTAATTACATACCAATACGTAGCCATACGTTCTGCTATCTTAATCTCTGTAAGCATGTGCTTTACGTTCACAAACTTACGTGGACTACCATACTTAGCGTCAACAACTGCTACTAACTTATGTATCCTGTAACCTAATCCTTTACCGTAATCTCTAACAATAGGTGTTTTGATTACTTTAGATTTATGGTCAACAGAAGAAGTAGCAGATTTCTCTGCTACCCATTCTTTATCTTTAAGAGCTAAAGAAAGCAGTGGACCAGTGCTATTCTTTTTGCTTTTACTTTTTAACCTAAACATTTTGTAACTCTAGGCTATCTATTACATCATCAGCATTTGTTTCAAAGCACACACGTGCAGCAGTATCAATGCTAACACCCTTACCTACGAGTTCAGCAAATGCTTTCCATGCACGTATTGACATAGGCATTGATGTACTACCTACCTCTCTCTGAAAAGCACCTTGATACTCTTCAGGTAGTATTGAGATAGCACTAGGGTGAACAGAATTAATATCAATCTTTACTGCAAACCTATCTGCTAATGCTTCAGGCAAGTCTGATGGCACACCATTCATAGTGGCAATCACATTGAAACCTGTCTTAGGTTTAACTAATTCCTTGCTAGTATTTGGTAGAGTGAATCGTGCAATGTCTGCATCATCTAAGATAGCATGCAGTACTGATGTGACATCAGGTCCTGCGTGGTCTATCTCATTGAGTACAAGTCTTGTACCTTCTCTCCATGCTTTGATACCTACCCCGTCATTCCAATCGAACGTACCTTTCTCGTTAGGTATGTAATGTCCGATTAGTTCTGAGGCAGAACTATCTACTGTTAAGGTAGTGCTGTATACTTCCTTGTTACTAGGCACGTTAGTCGTTACAGCTTGGTATGTTTTACCTGTGCCTGGAACTCCATAGAGTAAAACTCTATCTGAGTTACCTATTACTTCATTGAATGTTTCCCAACATTTATCCATTTTTATCTCCATTCTTTATTCTTCTTCAGCCATTCGGGTGAAGAATGTTTTCTCTGCATCTGCAAGATATTCTTCTACCTGTTCGATAGTAGCGTCACTTGTGTCAGCAAATTCTTTCTCTGCTTTTTCATATATATCTCTCTCATACCCATCTGTCAATGGTATGTCTAACCATGCATATGGTCTGATAGTAGGTAAGTTCTCCCATGTGTTACCGTCAATGTCGATAGTAACAATAGACCACTTAACTTCTACTTTGTTCATATCAATGGTGTCATTGGTTAACCAATCAGCCATTGATATCATTGGTACACGGAAGTTAGCACGAACATGAGGCATTGTTAGTTTACCTTGCTTGTGATAGTGTGGCATAGCTAACTGACAAGTGATAGGTATACCTTCCATGATAATCATGTCAGTCATTTCCTCATCAGGAAGTTGTCCGTCTTTATGATTATCTTGAAACACACCACGTAGTAAGGAACGATTGTATCCTTTCTCGATAGCTTGGTCATTGAGTTGTCCCAATACCTGTGTTGTTAGTACTAGATAGTTGTACTCGTGTGTACGAATACGATAATTTATTTCCGTCATTATTCTCCTTTTTCTGCTGTAAACATATACAGCTCACAGTGCATATTATGAAAGTACTTATGCACTGTAAGCTACGTACGTATAGATAGCTTGTAACACACAATTAACGAGGTCTGCATTTAGTTGTTTCGTGTCTAGGTAGTAATGAGCTACCAACCTTTATTATGTGCTACAAGCTACCTACGTTCAGTCGCCATGCAAACAGGGCTGAAATTATGGCTCTTACTAATAGGTAGCATTGCATTGGGTAATCGGGCTACGAGTACCTTGTACCTGACAGAGAATATACAGAAAGGTTGACTAGTAAATAAGTCAATGTCTTCATCAGGTACAAGCTACTCACTGTCCCATGAATAGCTTTATAGTTATTCCTCTTCAAGATTAGATAACTTATCTTTAAGGAATTCTTCAATCTTTGTTACTCCTTCTTCGGCAACATCAGAAGCTGTTTGTGCTTGTACGAACATGTTAGATATTAAAGCAGGATTGCCTATCATAACTAACTGAGGCTCTTGCCAAAAAGCTCCGTTGTTCTCATAGTCAAACATTTTTTGAACAGCATGTATTACTGCTGCTATCCATCCTGCAGGTATTGGCATATCCTGCATGTTTTCTTCTTTCATAAGACGTATACCTTCCAATACAAGGTCTTTGCTTTCTTCACCCATGTATTCTATTAGTGTATCAAAGCCATCACCTTCACCACTCACAGCACTTGTTAATGCCTCCATAAGTAATCTACTCATTCTCAATGCTTGGTTATTAATAGCAACCTGTAACTGATGTGCCGCGTATTGTCCCATTGCATCTTGAAAAGAAGTAGCCTCGAACTCATAGTCGAATACTTCTAAATCCTCTGCGTCCGTATCCTTACTGTTACCATCCAATGCAACAAAGGCACGAGCAAAGTAAGTACGTTTATCGTACTCCCTATTTACTTTATTTACTTCTCCAAAGTTATCGAACTGCTTTGGCATAAGTCTCTCCTTTCATTTTTGTATTTAATTTCTTTACTGTTTCATAGCCACATGTCCAACACTTTACAATGTATAGAACAGATGACTTCACGTTAGAATGAATAGCTAACTTCTTGTATTCATCTAACCTGCAATTATCACATATCATTCCTGTCATAGGAACTCCTTCCGTTTTTTATTATTTATTCTTCTGTTGAAAACTTACAGTATATAAATGGTCTGTGTGCAGTAAACTCTTTGGCTACTGCATCAGTGCTATCATCTAACATTGATACCATTTTATCTACCATAACTATAGCCTCATCAGCAGTAACCTCAGTACTAAAGTGAAAGTCAACTGTTAATATATTCTCAGCTTTCTTCATATTCTTATCTACAAACTCGTACACTTGTGTACTATTAGTGTCGCTCATTCTTACCTTTCTTCGCTATGCATTTAACCGTATACTTCTTCAGGTATCATTTCATTTAACCTGTTGCGTATAGACCTAAGCAATGCTCTGTTCTCACTACCTCTACCCATAAGTTGGTCAGCGATAGTTGTGTCAGCTTTGATAGCACTAGCCATCTCTCTATATATTCTGTTAGCTTCATTCATCTCTAAGATTTTGCCGTCAACAAACTCTTCAGAGGTAAACGTTGTGTGGTCTTTAGCCATACTTTTCTTTCCTTTCTCTATCTTCGTGATGAAATAAAACTACTGTATAGTTACCATCATCAAATCTTTTTAATAACTTACTGTCTACAAATTCCCAGTCAGTATGTCCATACATTAATCTGCATGCATAATCTAACTGTTCAGTATCTTTAGCCATTATTCTTTGTCCTTTACTACTACTTCTTTGGTCGTAGTCTTACCAATACTTACAGCAGCCATGTGTATCTTTGCCTCGTCATAGGTATAACCCATATCTAAGCAGTGCCATAACTGTTGTATAATTTCTACATCATTCATTTGATATCATTTCCGTTCTCACAGCATTTACATACTTGTGTATCTATAAATTCTTCAGGATATTTCTCCTTACTACTTTCTACGCAAGGCTCACATAGTGCATAGCTACCGTGTATTAATAAACCTAGTGGCTCATCAACAGTACCTACGTCCATGTTTACATTACAGAAGTCACACATCCAATCGTCATCTCCAATGCCTGTGTCTACTAAGGTATCAAAGATAATCATGTCATCCCGTTTATTATTCTTATAGTATTCTTCTCTAGCTAATCTGTCCTTCGCCCTATGTATAATAGGATTAGTGACTATTATATTTATACTCATTCTTCCTCCTCTTTCATAGAATTAAATTCTCTTATCAATTTGTTTTTAGTTTCAGCTAAATCAAATAAGTAAGATATATTATCTTCCATTGATTGATTTTCTTTTGGACAATCTTCGTATGGAAATTGCTCTTGTTCTTCACATAAACAAAAATTAAATTCTTTAACTTGTGTTTCGTGTGTTAAGTTAGCCATATCTTGATAGCTATGTGATTTTTCTTTATCCATTATTCTTCCTCCTCTATTATTCCCATGAACTTTAAGCATCTCACACACATACCGTCATTTCTCTTTACTCTTCTCTTACGGCATAAGATACACTTGTTTGGGAAAGACTTGTCCTCGTTATAAACATCAGCGATAGATTGCTGTCGTTCCTTCTCATACTTTGGTATATTATATTTGAAGATACCTTCACGTGAGATAGAGTATTCTTTACGGCAAGCGTAACAGAAGTTATTATCTCTAGGTATTTTCTTGTCACATATACTGCATCTGTATTTATTATCTATATTCTTAGGCAGTGCCTCATCAGGAATATGAAATGTATTCCATGATGTAGTCTTGATACTACGGCGTTCCTTTACTTCTTGTTCAAGGTCGGCGAGTTTATCTTTGTTATCCATTGTTATATCCTTTCTGTATAAAACAATCAGTGCCGTTTGGCTTTGGTCTTCCAAGCTACCACAAGCTCTGACGTTAACTGTATAGATTCGTAGAGTTTCGGCAGGTTTTTTGACGCACGTCCCTGGGTTATAACACATGAGCGATTGATATATACTATTGGTTTTAACACGCCCCCATGTGTAGAAATTTCCAAAAAAATTTTGTCGTATATGTACCAATCGTATTCTCTCTCTTTATATTTATATATATTATTATTTATTATTATGATTACATTAGTTATATTTAATGGTAGATAGATTAGTTCTGAGGTTTCCAAACGGGGATGAGAATTGATGAGCATAAAAAAAGGTAGAGAGCGAACTCCCTACCCTTTCTTAATTTATATATGAAATGTATTTTCAATGTACCAAGTATCTAAACAAGTACACTCAAACATATCATGTTCACAATCTTCCATTATTCTGTAAACGTTAGGAATTGTTCCCAAACGTTATCTTTCTTGAGATTGACTTGGTTCTTTACAGCTATGTTGATAGCTTTCTTAGCCTCTGGATTTGTATTGTATAATCCGATAGGGCATACGTAAGAGAATGTTTCTCTTATCTTATCAGTACCAAGGTCTACAAGCATACTAGCTTTTAGGTCACCAGTCTTAGTGAATAACTTATCAGCGTCACCACCAAGTATAATTTGATGTACCTGATATACAGTCTGCCAACTTCTAAGGAAGTGTTTAGATTGTTTACCGTTTATAACTAGAGCGTATCTAGCTACAGGTTTCCCTTGAGAACCTATCACGGCGTTATCAACACGTCCCGCACCTACTCTGTATGCTTTGTTTCCTATAGTGAAAGGAGTAGTAGCTTTCATATAGTCATTTATCTCTGTATTAAGTTTTGGCTTAGCCATAATCTTATTACCTTTCTGTATGTGTTACTCCTTGTGAGTAACGCTTGACACTCTTCGTCAAGTGTTACGGAATGTAGAAAGGAAGAGATAGTAGTGTTGCTTACGAAGGCTACACTGGGACGAACCCTGTAACTCTGCCGTCTCGGCAAGAGCTGTTAGGCTTGTCCTAACAGGGGTGAGAAGGAAGTAGCCTGAGTAATTGTTTAAGGAGTGGAATGTTATAGCGAAGCTAGGGAGCGTTGAGCGAGCGTACGAGCTATACAAGAACGAACTGAATGATAGAGTTGCAGTGACAGATACAGTGAGTTCTGAATGACACGACTATAAACAATGGAGCAACACGGGTATTAATTGTAATAGTATAATTAATACTTTTGATATAACGCTAACCCGAAGGTTAGACTGAATTGATTATATATAGGGGGGGGATAAGTTATAAGGATACATACAAACATTAAGAACAATACTATGAATATATATATTAGATAGAGATGTATATATACAATATATAGTATGTATCAGAGATATGTATTTGTATGGGGGAGTGTCTGAGGTTTGTAACATTGGGATACATATGAGATATATATACTAGACATATACAACATATGGGGGGTATATAGAAGTAAAAGTTATTGGGTGGGGAGTAAAGTGGTGTGAGCGATAGCGAGCAACATAATAAGGGGTGGGGGTAGGGTAGGTAGGAACTGTAAGATATAAATATAACAGGTTGTGACCTTGTAACGGGGGTATTTAA